CGTAATATGCCGGATAGGTCGTCTTACAGCACGGCGCCAACCACATAGTAGCCATCGTTACGCCTCCCCCATTAAATCCTGCAACGGCGTCTCAACGAACATGCGGCCCCATCGGTCGTGCGTTACCGCCTTGCTCAATTGCGACAGCTCAAACTTGCCAGCCTTCCACGCCTCAAACTTGCCTGGCTTCATCATGGCTAGCTGCGTCGCTTCGCTCTGATTGCGGAACCAACGCTCGCCGTCGCCTGCTTGCAGGTCGAGCCCCGTCTCTGGCATGTCGGTGAATCCAAGCTCCGACCATGACGGCGTGACGGGTATCATCGAGCACCTGCCTTGGATATGGTCGTCCATTGTCTCTGATGTCGGGAATATCTCGCCATGCTTAGCTACACAGCTCATGCACGTGCGCGCGTCCAGGTTCGCGTGCCACTGCCAGCCCTTCACAATATGCGGGTTCGCCCTGTAGCTGGCCAGTGTCGCCATGCGGTGCGCTCTCAGCATCTCGGTGCGTGCAATGCTCATGGATCGCGTTAGCGGCAAGCCCCAAGCCTTGGTCATAATGCGCGCCGCGTCTGCCGGGTTCTTGCCACTCACGAGTGCTGTCAATAGTGTGTCGCTGATGCCCTGCGCTGTGTCCGCTCCGAACGTTGCGAACAGGTCGCGTAATGGTGAGTTGTCCTGCAAGGCGCCCGCGAGCGCTTCGACTGCCTCGCGCGGCATACGGTTGAATGACCCCATTATGCTCGATATGGCGTCGGGGGGCAACCCCTGCAAGCGTTGTTGCACAAGGGCCTCTGCCATGTCGAATCCCGTGCGTACTGCGCCCGGCGCTTCTGTGGCGAGCCTGTCGTCTAGCACTGCGCCGTAGGCTTGCATCTGTTCCGCCGTCTGCGTGATGAGGTCTTTATAGCGCGCCTGCTTGCGTATCATGGCTTTGGTGATAGGCATGCCCGCTTTACGCATCTGTTCGATGTCTGCGAACAACGCCGCTTGTTGCGCTTCAAGCCGCGTGTATACGCGCTGGTAGCTGCCCACCATGGAGTTGAGCACGCCCGTCTCAGCCGTTTCTAGCTGCGACTGAAAGCCCGCCACAACGTCCTGGATGGTGCTAGCGTCAGTCATTGCTATCCGCAGGCCTTCTAGTCGTGGTAGGCCCTAGCCAGCGGAACCCACGCCCGCCGTCAAGATCCCATGGCGCCACCACATCCGCTCCGCACTTGCCGCAAATGCCATGCGGCGTCTCCCATGATTCTTTCTGTCCAACCACTACCTTAGCTCCGCAATCTGGACATTTTACCGTGTCGCTCATAGCTCCCCCGTCTGCTCTTGCCTCTGAATCGAGCCCGTCTGATTCACCATGCTACGCACGAGCATGGCACCCACGTTGCCATCACGCGCCTGGTCTGCGTCAATCTTTACGTTTTCGTCCTTGGGCGTATAGCCACGCTTGCGCTGGATGGTCTCACGGGCGGCGATCTCGTTGGCCAACTCGAACTCGTCGCGCGTCTTCTCGGCGTCTTCGTCTTCTGGCAACGGATCGGGCCAGTGGAGAGTCGTGTAGTTTTTGTCGCCGTACTTCATCATGTCGAGCACGCGGCGGTTCGCTTCAATGAGAAAGTCGCCGTAGGTGTTGTGCTTGGTGTTCGTCTTTTCGATGAGTTCACCATAGAGCACTTTGAGCGCAAAGCCCGACAGCGCACCCACACTCACCGAGGCGGGATCTAGTCGCGGGATGCGAGCGGCGGCCAGATACCAGTTAATGAACCTGTCCATAAGGCCCATGGAGCTGGCGAGGTCGCTCTGCATCTCTAGATTCCAGATCTTGGCTTCTGGATTAGGCAAAACGAGCATGTCATCTTCGCTAATCTGGATGTCGGACTTGGCAAAGCCGGTCCCTATAGTCTTGGGGTGCGCGTGATAGCGTGTGATGCGCTGCATTTTAGACGCGATGTAGTTGATAGCGTCCTGCTCGCTCAGGTCGTCGAGGTCGCTCTGGCCGTAGAACGAGCCCGGCAGCACCATGTTAGGAGCGCTCACAATCGGGCACCATTCCCACTTCCACGTCATGTCAGGGTTGGCCGGGTCTTGCTTAAAACCACCATTGCCCATGGCGACCTGGTTCTTGATTTTCCACTTCTTGGCGCCGTCGTCTAGCTCAATATCTTGGCGTTTGGTCATCTCTTCGCCGTTGCGGTCTGCCGCCGTCCACTGAATGCGATAGCGCCAAACGCTGTCAATGTCGTCACCGTCCCAGAAGGTCGTCATGTACTCCGGCAGCATGTTCACGATGCGCGGTAGCGGCTCCTCATTGAGCAGCTTGCCGAACATGTGCCCATAGAGCCCGCCACTGATGGCCAGCCCGTTGAGAAACGTCATCTTGTGATTGCGGTCCCAGAACTCTGCAAGCGCCTTTTCCGCTGACGAGGTCGTGCCCTCTTCCAGCTCAAATATAGGCTCTTTGCCGAACAAGAATGCCGCGCCCTTGTCCACAATGATACGCGCGATATTGAGGATCACGTTGTCGTTAGGCTCGCCGTCACGCACTGGCAACGGAAGCTTGTGCTTGCCGGTGTAGTACTCATAGGCGCGTTTGTATGCCATGAGCCGCTCTTGCTGCTCTGCATCTTGTCGTTCTGCAAACCGAGCTTGGTTCAGATCCATAATGTCGTTATCCCTCGGCCCCCGCGTTGTGTTCGTCATAGCATAATTGGCAATAGTGATGCTGCGCCCAGCGCTTATGGGCGGGATTGTTCGCGTGTGTCGAGGCTACCACCTCGCGCCTAGTGGGCGGCTCTTTTGCCACCAGTGACGCATATGGGCTCGGCGCGGTGGCAATCGATTGCGGCGTGAATAGTTGCGCAAAGGCGCCGCTCAACGCGTCCACCTGGTCGTCGTGCGCTCCCAACGGAAACGCGTCTAGCTCGTCTAGGAAGTCGCTAATCCAAGGGCCGCGCACGAGCTTGATGTTACCAGCCTGCGCCGCAGAACTGACCGGATTGGCTCTGACTTCCTTGCTGCCCGTCGCCCGTCGCCCATAAACCGTAAAGCCCTTGAGCGCGTTGCGTTGATAGTGGTCAATGAGCTTCTTGCCACTGGCCCCCGGCTCTTGCTCGATCACAATGGTGGTCTCGATGCCGTCGAGCGATGCCGTCTGGCTCATGAGGTCGTCGCCGCCCTTTGGCGTAGTGCGCACGCGCCTCACGTCGCTCACATAATAGATGCCATCTTGCTCTGCAAGCTTGACGCCTGCTAGCCAGTCGGGATCCTTGCCGGGCTTGGGCTCTGTAGCTGCCAAGTCCCAAAAGCGCACCCATCGCACGCTGGCTGGCACGCTGTCAACGACCTCGAACCATTGGCGCTGGAACTTGAGCCCGCCCTCTTTGACTGTCCAGTCGCCAGACAAGAGCTGCGCCCGTGTCACCGGATCTAGTTCGCGCAAACTCTCTTCGTAGGAGCCACGGTCGAGATACGGGTTGTCTGCGAGCTTGGCCGGTATAAATCTGCGCCCGGTAGTGCCGCGTTCGTCGATAAAGCGCCGCTTGACCCACTCGTGCCCGATGCCGCCAGGGTTGGAGGCACTTCGCATCCGCAACGGGATCTGCGCGTTCTTGAGCCTGCGCAACCGGCTGAATAGGTAGCGGTACTGCGTCTCACTAAACTGCGTCAATTCGTCAAAGCCCACGAACTGGAACTCTGCCGATTGATAGCGGTATCGGTTGTTCTCGCTGTCCAGGTAGCCAAAGCTGAGCGACGCGCCCGACGGGAACGTCCATCGCTTTTCCTGCGAGTTCCACTTAGCGTCAGAGCCACCGAGCCAGTCCATGGCGCGCTCTAGCAGGGCACCCGGTAGCGCCAAGTCTGCGAACGTGCGCCGGAACAGAATCGCCGCATAACCTGGCACGTCCACGTATTGCAACGCCGCCATGAGCAACGCGTCACTTTTGCCACCACCTGCCGCGCCGCCGTAGAATATCTCGCGGTCATTCAGCAGCAGAAACAGGCGCTGTCTCGGTGTCGGTCGGTGCGTCGCGTAGCGCGTCGTCCTCGGTTCCGGTAATGAGACCGGCATCGTGGAGCGCTTCGATAAATTCGCGCAACTCGTCACTTGCGTCAATGGTTACATCCGTTTCGCTCTTCGTCTCTATAGGCCCGCCGCCGGGACCGGCTATCTCTGCGCGCGTCGTGGGAGCATAGCCACGAGAGCTCCCTTTCATATTCAAGTACCACTTGGCGTCTACGGCATTCACTGGCTCAACTGCGTCTTGTGCTTGTCGTGCGGCGATTCTGATGTTCTGGATCACCACCGACTCAGCTAAGTCGAGCCCCTTATTGCACTCGTCTTCGTAGGCCGCCTTAACCGTCGGGTATTTCTCAATGTACTTTTTCGCGGTATGCCAATCACACTGAACGCGATTGGCGATGGTGGTTATGATGCCGCCGCTGCCCTTGATCGCGTCTATCAGTTGTCGTGCTGTGAGTTGGTCCCTACCTGCCACGAAAAGCTACCCTTCGTAAAAATTGGAAAAGCTATCACGCCGCTCCGATTAATGCCGCTCGCTGGCGCTCTAGACCGATAATCGTATCCAGCACCGCGTTGAGGTCGCGATTGGCTTTGCGCTTAGCTGCCGGCGATAATCTTCCAGAGGCAATCCGCGCACTTAGCCGCGCACCCTTGGCTTTATATCCCCTGACCTTAAAATCAACTTCGCCCGTCGAGGGCTGTGCCCGCAAGGTGCCAGCAGCAGACCTAACTAGCCCCGCTCCGTCACCACTCGCGCTTGTAAACGAACTCCCGCCGCCTGAGCTTTTGCTCCAATGTCCACCGCGTGCTGCCATCTAGTCATCACCTTCTGCGTATAGTGTGTGGAACCAGCGCGAGTCGAATACCATCAGCGGTAGCCCGTTCGCGTCAAGTACTGGCTCGCTCTTGCTGCCCG